TTCATCGGTTGCAGCGCGGGCAGCAGCCACCAGCTTGCCGCGCTTTTCGTACAGTTCCTGCAAGGTCATGGGTTTCTCCTGGGCATGAAAAAGCCCCGCGGAGCGGGGCTGGAAGGGCGGTCAGAAAAGCGGCCGCCGCCTCGGGCACGGGCCCGGAAAAGAGGGGGAGAGATCAGATCCGGCGTTCGATGCGCGCCAGCCGCGCACGGCGCGCCTCGATCCGGCTCTGGGCGCCGGCCTTGTTATGGCTGCGCTTTTCGGCGCGAGCGCCCTCCAGCGACCGCAGGCCAACCTCGGTATCGTCATACGCGGGCATCGCCGAGTATGTGATCTCGTACAGCTCGGCCTCGGTAATCGTCCGCTTGGGCGGGTTGACGGTTTCGTCCCACGTCTGCTTCACGGCGCGAAAGCCGAACGACATCCCCGGAATGTCGCCGCGGTCGATCGACACGGCAAGGTCGCGACCGTCGCTGTTGTCGGGAAGCGGGTTTTCGAATGCCAGACCCTTGGCATCTTCGCGCAGGGTCAGCGTTCCGGCGTTCATGCGGCCGACGACGCGCGCCATGTCGTGGCTGTGCAGCGCGATCACATCGCGCTCGCGGAGCGAAGTGGCGAACGCGCCGGGTGCGAACTCCTCGGTCCACAGGTCATAGATGTTCGCGGGCGAATTGAACAACACCGCATAACCGTGCCCTGTGCCCGGGCTGCCACCGTCGCCGCCGGCGGCGCGCAGTTCGAGGCCGATAGTGAGGGCGCGCTTTTCGCGCCCGTCAGGCGGGGTCGTTTCCACCATTGGCGGGTTCCTCTTCATTGTCGTTCGTGGGCGGCCCGCCATTGTGGCCGATCGGCGCGGCGAGCACGGTGCCCAGCGGTACGGTGGCGCCCTGGATATAAAGCTTTGCGCCCTTGCCGTTCGGATCGGGCGGACGATCCTCAAGCGCGCGCGCCTCGTCGGGCATCAGCTGCCCGGTCTGGATCATGCGCGCCAGCGCTTCCACGCGGCTCTTGAAGTCGCCGCGTTGCAGGCCGTCGAGATTATGCTTCACCCGGCGCCGGCGGTTGCGCCAACCGAACAGCTTCAGATTGAGCTCGTCCTCGAATGCCTTCGCCCACTGCCCGATATTATGTTTGGACAGGTGAAGATCCTGCTGCTCGGTATTGGCGAGCGTGCCCGTCGACAGATCCTGCAGGAACACCGGCGGCAACTGATAGACGCGCGCGATCTCCTGAATCTGGAATAGCCGGGCCTGGGTCATCTGGCCCTTGTCCGGATCCGTGCCGACCGGCTTCAACGCATGGCCCGGAGGCATTGGAAAGAAGGGCGTGCCCGACTTCTTCGCCAGGTCGACCGCCCGCTTGATGTCCGCCGCGGCGCGCTTGAACGCCTCGGCACCGCTGGGCAGCGGCCCCTCCAACGCGAGCGGCGGCATCCCGCCGCCGAGGAAGAAGCCGCCGGCGAAGTCCGCCATCGCGATCGACAGCGAAATCGCCTTGTTGCACCGCGCGATCGGGCTGATCGCCGAAAGCTGGTCCGGGCGGAGCATGAAGGGCGTGTCGATCACGTCGGCCGCCGCATATTCGCGCCCGTCGAACCGGTAATATTTCCGACCGTTGCGACGGCCGACCGTCGTCAGTTCCGGATCCATTGGCCAGATCCGGTCAACGCGCGGTCCAATTCGCTCGATCCAGCTCATGCCGCGGCCGCCGGTAAATACCTGCTGCCAGTGATACTGGCGCCAGGCGAAACTCGACCATTCCTCGTTCGGCGCGTCGTTGAGCAGCTTCGCCTCGTCGTCGTCCAGCCTGTCACCGTTCGCGCCGGCGGCGAAGCTATGCAGCGGTAGAGCCGCGAGCGTGCGCGAAAGGAAGGCGACGGCCGCGAGCACCGCGGGGACCTGCAGCGCCGCGGCGATCGACACGACGGGCAGGTTGCCCTGCGCCTCCAGCACCCCGAAAAGCTGCTGCAGCGCCGCTGGATTGTCGAGGCTGATCAGCGTTTGGTCCGACCGGGTTTCGACGGACGCGCTGCGTCGGCCGCGCAGACTATCCCACCAGCCCATCAGTCGGCGCCATCGGTCATGCTATACTCCGGATCGTCCCAGGGCGATGTCACCGGGGCGGCTTCCTCGCTCGTCATCGCCACCCCCATCGCCATAATCAGCGCGACCGGGTTGTCGATCTTCGCCTCGTCCCGGGGTTTGTTGGGATAGACGTTGTCTTTCTTGTCGGGCGCGGCGACGACGTTGCTCATCTGCCACTCCATCACGCCGTCACCGCCGTGGACCAGCGATCGCGCGCGCGTTTTCGCGTCCACTTCCTTCATCGGCTCGGACATGTTGAGCACGATCTGGCGGAACTCCATCATCGGGAACCCGTCCTTCGCCGCCGTGGTGGCGAGGTAGGTGGCCTGGTGCGGGTCGTATGCGACGCGCTCGAGCTGGAACAATCCGCGGATATCGCGCAGCACTTCCAGGATCTCGTCGTAATCGATGATGTTGCCCGGGGTGACGTTGATCAGCCCGGCGGTGTCCCAGTCCTGATAGGACGGAACCGATGCGACCGTCTCCTCGGGGAGGAAGTAGAAACCGATCCGGATGTACGGATCGTCGACCGTCGCCTGCGCGCCGATCGGGGGGAACAGCAATTCGAGCGCGGCGATGTCGATCTTCGACGCCAGGTCGAGCGCCGCGATACAGCGACGTCCGCGCAGCCGCTCGAGCTCGATCGCGTCGACGCCGCGGATCGGGATGTCCGGATCCTTGCACCGGCGCCATGCCTCGATGTCGAAATATGCCGCCTTCGCCGCCACCCAAAGGTTGAGGTGCTTCGTCTTGAAAACACCTGATTTTCGCGGCTTGGCGATGGCGTCTCGCTGGCGAGCCTTCAGGAAGTCGCCGGCGACCGATACGTCATAGTTCGGATTGGCCTTGCGAAGCGCGGCCTCCGACTTCCAGTCGTCGCCCTCGTCGATCGTATATTCGACGAAGAATGTTTCGTGCGACAGCGCGGGCCCGGGCGGGAGCCCCAGCGCCGCGAGCTCGGCCTTGGCTTCCTCGGTGACGCCGACACCATTCAGGAACTCGCGCTCCTCCTGGACCTCCTTGTAACAGGGCCCCGCCAGATTATCGCCGGCGGTGGTGATCTTCGCCTGCAGCGGCTGCTCGCGCGCGCCCATGCCGGTCTGCATCGTGTCGACCTGGCCGTCGTCATCATGCTCGTGATATTCATCGTGGATCGAACAGCTCGGGCTCTGCCCGTCGCCCGGATCGCCGATGATCGTCTCGAACTTGCTGTTGTCGTCGATACAGACGAGAGACTTCGCGTTGACCTCGATCCCGAACCGCGACAGCAGCGCCGGCGTGCGCATTGCCATCAGGCGCGCCGGGCCGAACACTTCCCACGCCTGCTTTTCGTTGGTCGCCCCCGAATAGACCTCGGCGCCGAACTCGCCGTCGGCGCAGAACATGTACAGGCCGATGCCGGCGGCGATCGCCGACTTGCCGTTCTTGCGCGGCACCACGACAAACAGGACGCGAAAGCGCCGCAGCCCGTCGGCCTTCCGCAGCCACCCGAAGGTGACGCACAGGATCCAGATCTGCCACGGCTCCAGCCGCAGCGTCTCCTTCTTCCGCGCCCATTTGCCCTTGCTGTGCGGCAGCAGCTCGATGAACCGGCAAACCCGCGCCGCCTTCTCGACGTCGAACCGGAACGGGAAAGCCTTAGCCTTCTCGACCTTCAGCTCGTCAAGGAAACGCTGGCATTGCTGCCGGATCGTTTTCCCCGCCGGGATCTTCCCGCTTATGACGTCGCGGGCATAGCCTTTCGCGATCTGGGCATAAGGACGCGCTTCCACATGCGATCAGGCGGCGCGGCGGTGCTTCCGGCGAACGCGGCGGCCAACCGTTACCATGTTGCGCCGACTTTTCGGTTTCGCTTGCGGACCGCGCGCGCGGTACCGGTCGGTGGTCGCGCCGAAGAACTTGCGCAGCTTGCGGCGCGGATTCGACGGAACGACAGCCGCCTCGGTCGCGACGATCGCCGGACGCATCGGAGCAACCGAGGCTGACACAGCAAAGGCAGAAGCGCATGCGAGCGCGGCGAACTTGATCATGCGCAAGGCAATTCTCCCATCAAAAACCGTCGAAGTCGCCCTCTTGGGGCTTGTGGCCGCTGGCGATGCGCAGCGCGGCGGCGGGGTTGAGCATCAGCTCGGAAAGCAGCGACTGCGCGTGGCGCATCGCATCGGACAGCATCGCGACCTCGGGCCGGGCCCGGACCATCTTGGTCACGACGACGCGGACGTCATCGCCCTTGCCGACTGCCTTCGCCGACTCGGTTGCGAAGGTGTCGCCCTCGACCTCGAGCACCGCCTGGTATCGCTGGATCTGCTCAAGGCGCTGGGCGAGCAGCGCGACATGCTCCGAATAGTGAGCGTCGGCGCGTTTCTGCTCCTCGAGGATCTTGACGATCGACCCGAACAGCAACTGCGCCAGGTCCGACAAATGCATCGGCGCGATCATCGGGGCCGTCGTCGCCGGCGGCGCGACAGCCTTGTC